CTGATCGTGATATCCGATCCATGCCTGGTTTTATTGGTTATACTGGATGGAATGATAGTATTGTTCCTTGTAAATATACTCCTCGTTGGTGTCCTATAAAGAAAGGTGGTGTGTAAGTATGGCTCTTGCTATCGTTTTAGTGATCTGCGCTACTGTGATTGTAGTGACTTATATGTTATGTCGTGTCCGTGAAAGGGAACAGGACTTAGAGGTCGTGTATGAAGATATTTCTTTGTTACGTGTTTCGGTGGATCGTTTTAATTCGATCGAGGAAGTCAATGCAAGCAATCTCTCTTGTTTGTCTGATCATTTAAAACACGTTGATGAGGAAATCGATGAAATACAGAACGAGTTGTGCAACCGTTTGTAGCTTGCAACGTGCACTTCACCCTTTACGGTAGGGGGCACCCGGTTAGCCTTGTGACCAGGGACAGCGCCCACAAGCGAAGCGGGGCGCGTCCTTGGGCGCAAAGATCCCGGGGGGCCGGGTTCCTGCCGTCAAGGGCGTTGCCTAGGGTTAGTATTACCCCTAGGCAACTTTTGTAACGTGTAACAAAACTCTTGTAAGTATTGTATTTACTGAATTTGCACTGTTACAAGTACTTGTAACAAATGGCTGTTACAATATAACTTTTGTAACAAAATGGAGAAGCACATGGAGAGCAAAAAAGATACCAGTTGTCGGAAATGGATGATCACTATCAATAATCCATTGGATAAAGGCTTTACACATGAAAAAATTAAAGAAGTGCTTTCTTCTATTCGGTCTCTTGACTACTGGGCTATGTGTGATGAGATTGGAAACGAAAAGCATACTTTACATACACACATTGTTATTCATCGTGGCGGTCAACTTCGGTTTAGTACTTTGCAAAAAAAATTTCCCCCTGGATCACAGCTTGATATGCTCCGGGGCACATTGCAACAAGCAAGGGATTACATTCGCAAAGAGGGAAAGTATAAGGGATCCAGCAAGGAAGAAACGAACCTTAAAAATACTTTTGAAGAATCCGGTATTGTTCCGGATGAGCACCAGGGGCAACGGAATGATCTAGTTGCCTTGTATGATATGATCAAAGACGGAAAAAGTAATTATGAAATCCTGGAAGACAATCCTAATTATATGATGCAGTTGGAAAAGGTCGAACGGTGCCGGGAAATACTCCGGTATGAACAATTTAAGAATATAGTTCGTGAGATGCATGTGGAATACTGGTTCGGTGATCCAGGAAGTGGCAAGACTTCCGGTGTATATAAGTTATATGGTGGATACGATAAAGTGTATCGCGTGACTGATAACCGGAACCCCTGGGATGGATATAAGGGGCAAGATGTTATTTTGTTTGATGATTTTCGCGCTTGCGATTTTGATATTAATATATTACTTAAGTGGCTGGATATTTACCCTTTAGAACTGCCGTGTAGATATAATAATAAACAAGCCTGCTTCACGCACATATATTTTACAAGTAACATTTCTTTTGACCAGCTTTATAGAACTGTTCAATCAGAAGATGCCAGTACCTGGAATGCTTTTTGTAGACGGTTTAATCTGATCAAAGAGTTCCGGGACGGATCGCAGTTTGATTATAAGGGATATGATGATTTTTTGAAAAATAGATGGTTGCCATTTGATGATTCCGTGGAATGGTTCCGTAAGAATTATGGTGTAAAAGTTTAGAGGGGCTTGCGCCCCTCTTCTTTTATTTCTCAGTTTGTCAATGTTCTAATCTCTATTTTGTGTCAATTGTAAAATTTTAATATATTCGGGTCACAGTTTGCTTCTATTTCCCCTATAGCTCTGGCTCCAGTTATATCATCAGGATATTGACTACATATCTCATAAATCCTTTTGAGTCTTTTTTCTAAAAATTCGCATTTGATTTCAAGTTCATGTTGTGTCAT